GGAGATAGTAAGAAAGGTCGATGGGATTTTCCTGAATTAAAGCATATCGCACTGTCTGAGTATAAATTTTGGGAACCTGAAACAGTTATCATAGAAGCTAAAGCATCAGGTCTTCCGTTGACTCATGAATTACGAAACATGGGCATTCCTGTTGTTAACTTCACTCCTAGTCGGGGTAATGATAAGCTATCCCGAGTGCACGCTATATCCCCTTTATTTGAGTCTGGCATGATTTGGGCTCCGGACGAAACGTTCGCGGATGAATTAATAGAAGAATGTGCCGCATTTCCAAATGGGGAGTACGATGATTTGGTAGATAGTACAACGCAAGCTCTTATGAGGTACCGTCAGGGTAATTTTATTCACTTACCCTCTGATGATTGGGATCTTGAAGATAGTTCACAAAGAGTGATGTCTTACTATGGCTAGGTTTGACGATTACGAATCAGAGGCGTATGGGGTTGGTCCCTCTGGCGCAAGTTTTGGTGCAGATCCTTCATATGATGGCGGTTCCGACCCTAATTACACATACACTCGCCCAGATGGAATACAGGTTACTGATTTTTCTAGACCGTTTTCGGGTATGGCTAACACCAGAACTCGGGGTATCGCTAACACCAGCAATATTTTTGGCGGAGGGGGAAGTGAACCCCCAGCACTAGATTTAATTCGTTCAACAACTCCGGTTATGTCAGCCCCCTATTCTGCCGAGTTGGTTTTTCCAGAAGAAAGAAGCATTCAAACTGTAGGTGCAAAATCTTATGATTCTATATCAGATCAAGTTAGAGATGTTTTACTGAACACTCCTGGATTAGTAACAGAAACAGGTCCTGTTGCAGAAGAACCCACATTTAATTTTCAAGATACTTCCGGAATTATGGGGTTAGCTCGTAGAGCTAGAGAAGCTATTACTAATGTACCCGGTAGAGCAGAGCAAGTAATTTCTGGATTAGGGGATGCGGCAAACTTTTTATCGGAGGGAGTAGATTTAGGGGATTTCGCTGGGGGTAAACTTTCTTTTGATCCTAAGATTAACCTCGGTGAGCTAACATCAGGTGTTAAACAACTGTTTACTCCAACCATTCAGTACACAAGGACAGTTACTCCGGGTCTTTTTAACCAAGGTGGCGAGGTAGAAGCTCTTCAAGCACAAGCAAGAAGTGCGTATTTACCTGAATCATTTTTTCAGAGAGCAAAAATGAGTGATAGTGGAATCATGTCCACGATGGAGGGGTTAAAAGCTGCTAATCCGGAAGCCTTTGATGAAATGATGCGTCGAAATACAGAGGCAGAAATAAACCGTTTAAACAGGCTCCAGTTTGAAGAAGATGAGATGTTACAGGGATCGCCTACACCTGTAATTGATAAATTTCTTATAGATCAAGCAGTGTATCAAACAGCAGTACCGCCGGGCTTTGAAGATCTTTCTGATATGGAACCCGATCGTCCAAATATAACTGGAGGGGTTGCAGTATCTGGACGGAGTGGTTTTTTTGACCTGACTCCACGAACAATGGTCCCCGGACAATTTACCGATCAAGCGATTTTACATGAAACGGTTCACAAATTAATGCCCAATGAAGATTATTCTACCTTCAATCCTACGTTGAGAAAAATAGCGGGAGAAGAAGCGTCAGTCACTGGTTTAGACATATATAAAGCATTTAAAGAGGGAGATATGGATGAGTTTAAGGCTCGAATAGAGTATTTAAGTTCTCCCTCAGTAGATGCCTTTATTGCTTTACCTGGAGCACGCGAAAAACTTACAGAAAACCTTCTTAACACAATGATTAAGTTAAGATCTCAATCGGGACAGCCTTATACCGTAGAAGAAACATCTGCCTTAAAAGAAGACATTTTTAATGTACTGGGTATAGCGGCTGACGAACAAATGTCCATTGCTCAAGAAAGAGCAAGAAAACAATACGAAAGAGAAAGATTAGGAGAATAAAATGTCAGTGCCCTCTGATCGCCCACCGGTCTCTTTAATGGATAAAGGATTGCTAGTGAACACTGACGGTAATCCGGAAGAAGATTTAGAAATAGAGCTTCCTGAAAATGTGTTCACGGACCGCGTGGCGATGACCGGGGAAGACATTGAAATAATCAGTGATGGCGATGATGTCATTGTTGATTTTGATCCAACAAGAAATATCATTCCTACGGCTGGTTTTTACGACAATCTTGTAAACGATTTGGACATGCAAGAGTTGGGTAGAATTAGTGCAGAATTAACCTCTGAGTATGATGCAAACAAATCGTCCCGATCAGATTGGGAAGAAGCCTATTCTGAAGGGTTAGAATTACTTGGGTTTAAGTATGAAGAAAGAACGTTACCGTTCCGTGGTTCCTCCGGGGTCACGCACCCGCTTTTGGCAGAGGCTGCGACGCAATTCCAAGCGCAGGCGTTTAATGAACTTTTACCTCCGTCGGGACCAGTAAAAACAGCTATTTTAGGGACTCCAACCAGAGATCTTGAACAACAGGCCAAACGTGTTAAAGATTTTATGAATTACTACATCACAAATGTGATGGAGGAATACACTCCAGAATTTGACCAAATGTTGTTTTATCTGCCCTTAGCTGGATCAACATTTAAAAAAGTTTATTATGACGAGGCCCTGGGCCGTGCAGTCAGTAAATTTGTTCCTGTCGAACAGCTAATTGTTCCTTATGAGGCGGGAGATTTGGAGACCTGCCCGAACATTACACAAGTTGTTCGTATGCCTTACAACGATTTGCGTAAATTACAGGTATCGGGCTTCTACCAAGACATTCCGTTGCTACCTTCTTCATATGATGAAAACTCTGTTGACGAAGAAATAGCCATGATCGACGGCATTCAGTCTTCTTCTATTGATTATGATGTTACGTTGCTGGAGTGTCATGTTGATTTAGATCTTGAGGGTTTTGAAGAAACAGATGAGACGGGCGAGGCAACAGGAATTAAGATTCCTTACATTGTAACGATCGCACAGGAAAACGGGCAAATATTGTCTATTCGTCGTAATTATCGTGAAGATGATCCGATGAAGAAAAAAATTACATATTTTGTTCACTACAAGTTTTTACCCGGCTTTGGTTTTTATGGTCTTGGTCTGATTCATACGATTGGCGGATTATCGCGTACAGCTACTGTTGCTCTTCGTCAGTTAATAGATGCCGGTACTTTGTCTAATCTTCCTGCAGGATTCAAGGCCCGTGGCCTACGGATCAGGGACGATGATGAGCCGTTACAGCCAGGAGAGTTTCGTGATGTAGATGCTCCGGGTGGAGCGATTCGAGATGCTTTGATGCCGTTACCCTTCAAGGGTCCGGACTCTACTTTATTCCAACTACTTGGTTTTGTTGTTCAAGCTGGACAGCGGTTTGCGACTATAACAGACATGAAAGTGGGCGAGGGTAATCAACAAGCAGCCGTGGGCACTACTTTAGCATTAATTGAACAAGGCTCACGGGTCATGTCTGCGGTCCACAAACGTTTGCATTACGCGATGAAGACCGAGTTTAAGATTCTTGCGCGGGTGATGGGAGAATATTTACCGCAACAGTATCCGTATGTGATCGAAAATAAAGAAGCCTCTATTATGGCTAAAGATTTTGATCGTCGGGTAGATGTTATACCGGTATCTAATCCCAGCATATTTAGTCAATCTCAGCGGATTGCCTTAGCGCAGGCTGAAATGCAATTAGCGGCCCAGGCTCCTGAACTACACAACATGGAAGAAGTTTTTCGTCGCATGTACGATGCTTTAGGTGTAGAAAATGTGGATAAAATTTTAAAAACTACGCCGGAAGAAAGACCTAGTCCCAAAAACCCGGCTCTAGAAAATATGGATATATTAGAGGGATTACCGCTTAAAGCGTTTGAGGGTCAAGACCACCAGGCTCATATTATTGCTCATATGATTCATGGTAATAGCCCGATGCTTCAGGCACAGCCGAAAGCGGCAATTGGTTTACAGAAACACATTTTAGAACATGTTGAACTACAAGCTAAAGAACAAGCGATGGCTGAAATGGGGGCTCAACTAACGCAACAAATATCCCGAGAGCAGGCAATTCAACTCGAATCACGCATTGCAGAACTTATTGCAGAAGGTATGCAAGCGTTAAGAACGTTAAGCAAACAGTTATCCGGTGCAGATCAACCAGATCCTGTAGTTGCTTTAAAAGAGAAAGAGTTGCAGATCCGTGAAATGCAGGCACAGGCAGATATTCAACAAGATCAGGCAGAACTTGAATTCGATCGTAGTCGTGCTCAACAAAAAGCTGGAGAGTTCCAGCAAAGATTACAAAGCCAGGAGCGTCAGACGTTTGCTCGTATAGAGGCTGCGGCAGAGCGAGAGCGAATGAAACAATTAGCAGCGATGCAAAAACCGCCTAAATCATAAGAGGTTTAAATGATCTTTGAAGCCATAGCCGTCGTTCAGACCGCAAATACCGCGATTGGTGCTGTGAAAGAGCTATTGAAAAACGGCAAAGACATAACCGATTGTGCTGAACAGCTTGGAAAGTATTTTGATGCAAAAGCAGAAATACAGAAAAAATCAGGCAGCTCTCAGTCAACTGGTTCTGACCTTGAAAATTTTCTCCACCTTGAAAAATTACGCCAACGTGAAGAAGAACTGAAGACCATGTTGATTTACCAAGGTAGGGCGAACTTGTATCAAGATTTTTTAAGGTATGCGGCAGAAGCGAAACGGAATCGCGATGAAGCACTGGAAGCGCAGAAGAAAGCGAAGATCGCGAGACGCAAGAGAAACATGGCTTTGCTACGGTCTATGGTCATTGTATTTATATGTTTGTTGGGATTGGCTTCGCTCGGTGGTTTTATATATTGGGTCTCGACTTTGAGGGCAGTATGACGCAGAAGAAATTACAAAAAGAATCTATCTACGCTGAATATGACAAAGACGGTGATGGTGTCATCAGTGATGAAGAGATGTCTCGCATCACATCCATCAAAGAAACTGAGACAGCATTACGCAAAAATTTAGCGCAGTTGCGCATGGCAAGATACACCCTGATCGCTATGGGGGTGTTTACTGCTGCCATGTTCTTTGTGCCGATAGAGCGGGTGCAAGCTTTGTCCGATATCAGCAATCTCTTCTACATATCAGGCGCGGGTATCGTAGGCGCATATATGGGGACAACCGCATGGATGAATAAAAAATGATCGAGGTGCGTAGTGATCTATGTGTTTGCGCTAATCGTGATGACTGCTGATGGCACCGTCATACCTGATAAGAAAGCGTATTTTTACTCCATCAACCGATGCAACTATTTTGCAGATCGAGTTAGCCGTACACGATATAACTACTGGACAAAGCGTAAGGTACAGGCGTATTGCATCCCAGAGTGGGTAAATCCAAGAAACACTAAGATACTGAAATGACATGGGTTTTAATGCTTATAACAATAGAGGGAAGTATGTTTTACATGAGTGTAGTAGATACGTTTCCGAATGCAGATTCGTGTATGCAACAACGGGTAGAGGGGGTAAGTACGTTGGGCGAACCAACTATTAATTATCAGTTAATTTGCATTCCTACAGATCAGCTAGGAGAAAGCACATGATTTTAGGTGTATTAGGAAAAATACTTGGCAGTGAGACAGTTATCAAGAAAGGCATGGATTTGATTGATGACATGCACACTTCTGAAACTGAGTCGATTGAAGCAAAAACACAAGCCAAAATAGCGTTGATGAACAGTTACGCTCCATTTAAAGTGGCTCAGCGGTATCTCGCGCTGATGTTTGGTTTGACTTATGTATCCTGTTTTATCATAGTCCTCGCTATGACACTGACTGGAAAGGGTGATCCTTCCTCTGTATCCCAGGTGATGGAGCAGTTTCAAATCAACTACGCTATGCTTTTAATCCTAGGCTTTTATTTTGGTGGAGGTGCGATAGAATCTTTCACTTCTGGAAGAAAAAAGGATAGTTAAGGAGACTATTTGACTACAGATATTGATATTGTACAATTTGTGTTCAAGACTGTTAATGAACGAAAACTACAAGTTTTAGACATTCTTGAAAATAATGGCATTCAATCTATGGAACAATATGCCAGTTTAATGGGTGAGTTGAACTCACTAAATTACATAAAACAGGAACTCTCGAACCTGCTAGAAAAACAGGAGCGTCTAGATGACTAGCGATACAGCAAGCATTTCTCATGCTTATGAAGATCCCACTTACCGATACAACTCTGTTCTAAACCCAGCTTTAATTGATAAACCTCTTTTGGAACGTATGCCACAACCAACGGGCTGGCGACTATTAGTTCTTCCATATCGTGGTAAAGATACAACTCGTGGCGGAATTGCACTTCCAAA